AGGGCTTGCGGCCACCGAGCACGTCCTGCACCAGGATGTTGAATTCGTTTTCGGCGCCATTGTGGGTCGAACAGACGATGACCTGCCCGCCCCACATCAGCAGCGCCATGGCGGCCTTGAGCAGCTCGCCCAGGTCATCGACGAAGGCCGCCTCATCGATGATGACGCAGCCCTGCTTGCCGCGCAGCGATCGCGGCGCCGAGCTGAGGCCGTTGATCTCAAAGCCCGAGGCGAAGGTGATGCGGAACGCCTGGATGTATCGATCGGCGCCGGACTCGTCCTTTCCGTCCGGCCAGAGATATTCCTCGACCTCGCCGGCCGCATGACCAAAGGCCCGTGCCCAGTCGGCGCAATCGCTGATGAAGTCGCGGGTCATCGCCTGGGCATAAGAGATGTAGTGGACATCCATGCCCCGCGCCGATCGGGCGCGCGCCGCACGCAGCACCGCATAGGCGGCCAGTCCCCAGGTCAGGCCAATACGGCGGGATTTCTCCACCACCAGGACCTGCGTGCCGATCTCCTCGAGGAGCGAGATCGTCCGTGCCTGGTATGGCAGGAACGCCACCAGCGGGCTTTGCTCGCCAACGGCGGCCATGGCTTTTTCGAGGGCGGTGTCGGTTACGGCCTTGGCATTGCGCCTGATGTCCGCCCATTGATCGCGGGTGAAAAGCTCGCTCATAGCCCCATGCTCCGCTCGATAGCCGAACGCCGGCACCGACGCCAAAGCCGATTCCACGCGTCGATCCGGCGGCGGGTATCAGTCGAAAGGCGTCGGGTCGCCCGACGATAGACGGCCTTGAACTGCCTTGGGACCAGCTTCCAATGAACCGTGCAGATCACCTCACCACAGCGCACTCCACCGGCATCGGTGGAGACGACGGGCGGGGCCAAGGTGCGGCGACAGCCGGGGATTAGGCAACGAAGGCGTTCTACGGCAGCGGTCATGCCGCCCTCCGGACAGACCGCTCACCCACCGACATCTTCACAGCATCCCAGGCGCGGACGAACATCACGATCTCCGCCAAGCCAGGTGAGAGCCGCAGTTCCAGCCGCGCTGCCACAAATAGGGCACGGCGATCGGGCGCGGCCCGTTCCAGGCAGCTCCGGCAAAGCCCCTCGGTCAGGTCGACAAAACCCGTCACCGTGGCGAAGGGCATCAGCCGAACCATGGTGGTGCAGCCCGGATTGGCGCAGCGGCAAGTAACCGGCTTCATTTCCGCTTGATCTCCACGCCCAGGATCTTCGACAGCGCCGCATCGACCGTGTCGGTGCTCCAGCCCTGGGCCTTGCCGACTTCACGCACGGCCTCCTCGGTCTTCTGTGCCAGCTCGGCCTGCAGCTTGAGGCGGCGATCAGTGCTGATCTTTTGAGCCATGACCGTGGCCTGGTAGGCCCGTGCCAGCTCCATGGCGTCCTTCGAAGACTTGCGGCCGGCGCTATCGTCCACCAGCTCCTGGATCAGCGTCTTGAGATACTCGCCCAGGATGACCGTGTTTTCGTCGACGTCCTCGGCCGTGAACTGGGTGGCAAGACCGGCAAACATTTCGCGCGCTTCGCGCATGCGGGTCTGCGCGGCCGCAACCTTGGTGCTGCGGTTGTAAAAGGCGGTCCGGGAAATCGGGTCAATGCCCTTGGCGCCCAGCCTCTCGTTGAACTCGGCAAAAATCTCGGCGATCGGCCGTTGCCGCGCATAGAGCTCCTGGTTTGCCCAGAGCACATCGTCGGCAGCTTCCGCCTGCAGCATGTCGATCGAGGACAGGCGCCCGCGCCCTTTTGCCGCCATGGTTCAGCCCTCGACTTCGGGCAGCATGACCGGTTCTGAAGGGCGCTTGACGTCCGGGATGATGATGCCCCAGCTCAAATGGCGGGCGCCGTGCGGCAGCAGCCGGGCAACCTTAACGGTACCGGCCGGTGTCAGCTTCACCGCGCCCATCTCGGCGAGATAGGCGAGCTCCTGCTCGACCCAGGCCCGGTCCTTATTGAATAGGAACATTTCGTTCATCATCGTGGCCAGCGATGAGGACGTCAGGGTGCGGTTCACCTCATCTGCGAGAAAGCGCAGGATGACCAGGCGCGCCTCGCGGCGCTGAATGTCGCTCATCAGCCCTTAGCCTTATCCAAGAGGACTTCCTGCAGACGGCGGGAAAGGTTGTCGATCGGGCCCAGGCGCTCGGCCAGCGTCCTGAAGTCGCCGCGCAGTTCTGAAATACCCAGCTCTAGGCGGTGCTGGCTTGCCTGGTCCGGCATCGACCGCAACATGGTCTCCAACGTGCTGACACGACCGCCGATCGCATCAACCTTGTCGTCGATGGTTTTACATTCAACCGCCACTTCGCCACGGAGAAGCGTGATCTCCGAGCGCAGCGTGCCGATCTCGCCTTCATTCTTCTTCGATGGCGACTGGAAGAAATTCCAGATGGTTAGGGCCGCGACGAGCACCGCTGCGAAGCCGATGACCAGGTCCTTGACGATGACGATATCCATCAGGCGGCACCGCCCCACTTCTTGGCGATGAAGTCCTTGAGGGTGTGGCCGCCCATATAGAGGGTCATGTAGAGGCCCGAGAGCTGGAGTAGCAGCCACATGTCGGTCGGCGGCAGCGCCCACTTCAGCACAGCGTTAAGCAGGTGCAGGATCACGATGTTCCAGATCCACAGGAAGCCCAGGCCATACATGCCCAGCGGGCGCCACGCCCAGGTCCAGAGCGGCTCCTTCATTTCCGCCAGCAGCAGGGTGTTGGTGGCCTTCTGCTGCTCGACGCCGGCAAGGATCACTGCCGGGTCGGCTTCAAGCTCCTTGATGATCGCGCCGGCCACACCAGGATTGGCCTCGTAGCGCGCCACGATGGCCTCGGGCACCTTGCCCGCCGGGACCTGGTCGATATCGACACCGAGCCGGTCAGCCAGCACCTCAATCGCCACCCCGCCCAGTTCATTGAATGGCGGCGGAAGGACGCCCTCAATGATCTGCTTGAGGAAGGGCGCGCCGACCGTGGTCAGGATGCTGGGAAGGTCAAGATTTGCCACGTTGAAGAGGCCTTTCAGAGAGGTTTGAGTTACGTCCGGACGCGGCGGCCGAGAACGACGCCCTGCGCCTCGAACCAGTCCTTGACCGGCTCCGGCAGCCAGGCGAACAGCGGACCGCGATAGCGCCAGGCCAGCGAGCAGCCGTAGATCGCCAGCGCGCCGACGGCGATGCCGCCGCCGATCCACAGCAGGGTGTCGAGGTTGAGGACGTCGGTGGGGACGCTCGGGGCATCGGTCGGGGTGCTCAACACCAGTTCACGGCCGCCACCGGCAGCGCCACCCGCCGTGGCTCCAGCCGCGGCGCCCTTGTTGGCGCGCTTGGCCGCCAGGGCGCGGACCAGCGTGGCGCGGGTTGCCGGCCCGATCAGCCCGTCGACCGTAAGGCCATGCTTGCGCTGGAATGCCGCCACGGTGGTGACTGCGCCTCCGGCCGTGTCAAAGCCCAGCTCCTTGAACTCATGGACATGATCTGCGAAGTCCGAGAGTGCGTTGGCCGGCGCCATGCCTGAATTGGGATAGGACCCGAATTCGATGATGCCCCATTCGCGGTGGCGGCGCTTGGTCAGGCCGGGAATGACCCTGCCGCCACCCCGGTTCCAGGAGATGAATGATTGCCTGGCACGGGCAAGACTGCCCTTGCGGAACATGTCGACCCAGCTGGCTTTGTCGATGGCGCCGGTATTGAAATCGAACATCACCCCGCCGTCAAAGACGTGTTGCTTGTCGGTGGGCAGCGCCTTCACCACGCGGGGCTCATAGTTCCGAGCCAGGGCCAGGCGGCGCAACTGGCGGCTTTCGCCCCGGCTGATCGTCATCCCCTTGGCCGGCTTGATGACCCCGGAGGCTGCGGTGAGGCCGGTGCCGATGGTCCACACCCCGGCAGGGCAGCGATAGGCCTGCAGCACGTCGCCTTCTTCACTGACGAGGGCGGCGTCGCCTTGATCGGAAATCGTCTTGATGACCGGCATGTTGGGGTGGCCTTGCAAAGCGGAGAATTATGGTCTCCACTTGGCCTGCCAATCCCGAAATTCAGAACACTGAAAAGTTTTCAGGGGCGCGACTTACTCGAACAGCTTGCCCTGTCGGTCGTCGGCCCTTTCGGCCTTGGCCTTTCGATAGCTCACCGCCCGCTCTGTCACACCCATCATGCCGGCGATCTCGCGCAATGACAGCTCGGCTGCCAGCGCCTTGGCCCATGCTTCATCGGAGCGGGACTGGCCTCCGGCCTTGGGGATCAGCAGACGGCGACCGATATGGCCCGCCTCGGCTGTGCTGTCGCGATAATGGCGGCAGATCGCCTCAGCCGCGGCCAGGCCGACGAGTTGGGCTAGCCAGTGATCAGCAGAGACGGTCGGTGGAATGTAGACGTGACGGCCACCCCAGGCCCGGACAAGCGCCCAGGCGGCCTCCGGGCCGGCGACAGCCGACAGCTCGGATACAACTTGCGGCAGGGCAGGTTCAGCGCTCATTGCCGCCACCCGTGCCCAGGCGCAGCTGCTGCTCGGTCAGCTCGCGCAGGCGTGCCCGCAACACAAAGAACCGTTCTGATCGGGGCCGGACCTTTTCGAGCTCGGCGAGCACCTCGCGCCGGCGCATGCCGAGGCTGGCCAGCTCGGAGAGCCTGGGCCAGTCCAGCAATGGTGCCGATGCGGGTGCGCGTGCCATGCTTCACCCGGCGACATCGTCGTCGAGCACGGCATCGATCAGGCCGCCGGCGACGACCACCCGGACAATGCGCACCGCCAGCTCATGAGGTGCCATGCCGCGCTTTGCCGACGCCCTGCGCATCTGGCTGAGAATGTCGGCCGGCAGCAGCGCCAGGCGACCATCCAGGACGCCGGGATCGCGCAGGCGCTTGATCGCCCTGATGGCCGAGACTTCCAGCGCACTGACTGTCTTGGGCTCGATGCCCAGGTCCTCGGCGATCTGTCTTGTATTCCGCCCAGCGGCCCGCAGTGCCAGTACGGCCTCGGTGCGCGTGGCGAAGCCCGCAGTGGGTTTGGCGGGCATCACGCACCTGCCTTTTCTGCACGGATACGCTCGCCCAGGATCTGCATGAGAGCCACCTTGGCCACGGCCGCCAGGGCTTCCGGGGAACCGTGACCGGAATAGCCAACATCGCCCGGCGCCAGTTTCAGCAGCCGGCACTGGGCGGCCACGACGCAGTCCTGCGGGTCAGTATGTTCTGACCAGTCCACGCGGGCCTCCCGCGCCAACCAACCCTTGAGGGCCTCGACGGCCTTGCGAGCATCGGCGGAACTGCGGAGGAACCGGGTGTGATCAATGCCGGTCTGTCCCTTGACGAAAGCCAGCAGCGCCTCATTGGACGCGTTGCGAACGACGCCGAGGTTCCAGCCCGAGATCCACAGCGCCTGCAGCTTGCCGCCATAGGGGCCGCCCAGCTTCTTCTTGCCGCCGGCGCCCTTGGCCTTCATGTCCTCGATAACGCGGCCGAGCTGGCCACCGTCCATGGCGCGCAGCGAGTTCTGGCCGGTCACCCGCTCCAGCATGGCGCGATAGTCTGGCTCATCTAGCCCCAGCTCGCGCTTCATCGCCTGGATCGCACGTATTGACTGCACTGTGGTCACTTCACTGCCTCCTTGAGGGCTGAATTCAGTTCGCGGCAGGCCTCGGTGATGGCCTTGCCGATGGTTTCGACCGGCTCATCAGCACTGGCTTTGACCTGCCACCGAACAGCGGTCGGATGCGCCGTGCCGCGGGCGATCACGCCGGTGATGGTGATGACCAGGTCGCGCTCGTTCATGAGCGAACCAGCTTCTTGCGGGCGGCGGCTATCCAATTGCCGAACAGGCCGGGATAGCCGCCCGTGCTGCTGGCGCGAACGCCGGCCAGCGACATGGTCATAGGGTCACGGCCTGGGACGATCCGGGCGCCGTGCTCGATCTCCAGCTGCAGCGCCAGGTGGTGGCCTGCTGTGTTCTGCACGTCATACGACCAGTCGGCGGCCTGTACGGCGGCCTCCACCTGGTCGACCAGGGCGGGGGTCAGTTCAGTCATAGAGGCCACCCCCCCCCCGGTTT